CCTTCAATATCATTTAAGAAATCAAACGTTTGTTTTAAAGCTGCAAATAGTACTACTTTCTCATTACTATCTCTCAACCAATTAGGAGATTCTTTACCTATATAAAACCCAGCTGTCATACCCACATAAGTTTGTCCTGTTCCATTATTACTATTAGTTACTTCAACAACGTTATTAGTAAAACGAGGAGAAGCGTCTACATAATCGGCAACATTAGTTTCAGCAGTATTACCCATTTCGGTATTAAATGAAGATAACAATCCAGCTCGTGTTGCGTGATAGAGCAAGTTACTAGCGGAATTGTTAGTTGTTGAAACGGTGTAGACAGCATCTAAATCTGCAAGTCTACGGTAGTATAAAAGTTCATATACTTCACCATCTTGGAACTCATTACCTAATAGGAAATTACCTTGCTGTCGAGTATAGTGGTATGCTCCGTAATGGAACACATCCTCATTAAACGTTTGAATATCTGATTTATGAGAGTACACATTGTAGGAATATATAGAGTTAGCTCCAGATCCTATCTGTGTATCTCTTTTCCTTAACTGTATAGGCTCTATAAGATCAGATGGGATTGTTAGAGAGTTTTTAGCTTCTCCTGCGCTCACACTAATAGTGTATGCCTTAAGAGCTTCTAAAGGTGCTATGCGCAAAGTCCTATAAACATCATCAGCGCCGTAACGTAACATCTCCTCAATAGTTGCATCGGAGAGAACAGCGTTATCCCTATTCGCCCAATTGCGAACCTTTTGTATCATTTCTACGTACTTAGCCATTACACTCTCCTACGTGCTTATGAGAAGGTGTGGGTACTCTGTTTTCACAACGTACTTTAATTTATCCATCTTCCCCTTATCAGACATGAATGTTGGTTCATGAAGATCCAATCCATACTTCTGAAGGATTTCTATTGCTACAATATCCGGAACTGTAAAGGCTTTACGCCATGAACCCACTTTCTTCTCAGCTGCTAGAATATCACGATCCCTCTGTACTTCCTTCATAATAGCATCTGTATTATGTTGAGTAATTGTGAAGTCTACATAATCTTTATCTGAGTAGTCTACAGTTGAGGTAATAGCACTATTTTTACTATTTAATCCTAATACCCACTTAGCCATTATGCTATCTCCACGAAACGACCTGACTTACCAATGTAGCCAAAGTTATAAGCACCAGCGATACTTCCACTTGCAGCTGGATCCACGGATGCTGATACTCCATCATGGAATTTAACATCTGAGATCTGGTATCCGCCTGCTGCGTTATCGGCGACTTGCCATGTGCATTTATCTGCAGGGAGGATGACGGCTTCAGTAGAGTTTGCTGCGATGGAATGTCCTAAGACGGCGACTGCACCGCCACTTGAATTAGTCAAATTTGCTTGAATTACGTACATGTTTTTCTCCTATCAACATGATAAAAAAGAGGGAGAGTAAAATACCCTCCCTCAAACTTTTACTTAAGGTTGTAGACCGCGCCACATCCTTTTGGATTCTTAACTTCCAAAGAGAATTCTTCGATAAGCATACCAACAGTTGAGTCACCTTTCTGGCCAACGTCAACTTCTTGAGTTGGACGTAGAGCCGCCATAGCAAACCACTGTGGATCATAAATCAACGCTGATGCATCTTTATATGAATCGTTGCTTGTCGCAGTAACCGTAGCACCCGCTGTCTCAAGACCCATGATGTAGTTAGGAACTACCATAAGATCACCAAAGTCAGACATATAAACGTCTACTGATTGACGGAGTTTACCACCTTCATCGATGTTCCGACGAACACCAGAATCAGATACCATCAAGTCAGAGAAGTCCCGACGTAGCTTTGGAGACACCATGATGCGGCTAGCCTTACCACCAGCTTCATAGATTTTCTGCATCGCTGCATCAATATCTGTGAGAGCCAAAGCAGCACGGTTAGCAACAGTTGTTGCAGGTGCCCATGAGAATGTACCAATACCTGCTTCAGCAGATGTAGGAATATGTGCGGCAGTTGCGCTACCACTTTCAGCTGAGGTTCCAGCGTAAACAACGTTATTCACGTTATTAACCCACGCGTTATAACCACCAGTTGTACGAGCTGCAGAACCTGTTTGAGCTGCGAAAGAAGCAGATACGTTAGCTGAGTTAACAATATCCATTTCAATATCGCGACGCATTTCAGTACCGCGCTTCTTCAACTGATAGGCATATTCATCAGCAACACCAGCTTGATCTACCGCACGTTTAGTGCCGGAGATAGCAATGGTTTTACCGTTGATCTGAGTATAGTTACCCAGACGTGTGCGGTGAGGTCCTACTGGATCGAACTCAGCGCCTGTGGCTGGAGTTTGAGAACCAGAACCTGGCTTGACATAGTCTTGCCCTTCCGCGATACGTGAATTACCTGGAGCCTGTAGCTCGTCAGTTTGCCATTCGTGATAGATGGCAGTTGCTTTTGATTTCCCAATAGAAGAAATAAAAGGTGTTTCATCACGAGTAATCATGGAAATAAAATTCGCAAGATCTTCCCGCTCTGATACGCCAGCACCATTACCACGCTGGCTTGGTCCGCTCGTTACGCGACCACTTAAATGTTGAGTCATTGTATTGCTCCTGGGGTTTTACCCCCAATTATAAATTTAGAGATTTTGAAGCGTATTGACGTAAGAAGTCCATTTGGTCCTGCTCAGAAGCATCTTGTTTAAATGCTCGAGCTTTAACCATTTTTGCTTTATCAGCTTCCTTCTTCTTAGCAGGAGTTGCCTTTTTAGAAGGAACTTTCTTAGTAGGTGCTGCTTTTCTTTTAGCAGATCCTTTAGAAACTCCCTGATCCAAACGTCTGTAATCATCTATAAACTTTACGATCGCAGGATCTGTAACGCTTTCTAGCATGGTTTCAGGTATTCCCTTCTCCAATGCGAAGTCCCGGATTTTACCGGCAACATCCTCATTGAAATCAGGAATGAAGTCTGGAATTTTATCCATAAAGGTTTCAATTTCTTGCTTGAAGGTTTGTTGCTGAGCTGTTTGATATTGTTCAGTAGCTTGCTTAAGCATTTGCTCACGTTTGTTACGTGCAGCCCAATAACGCTTTTGTGCTTGCTCCCTCTTATCCTTCAACTCACTAAGTTCAAACGTATCACCATCCTCTCTTGCTTTTTCTATCTTCGCCTCGAAATCATGATACTGCTTTGAGTAGGTTTGCTCGGCTGTGGACATAACTTCATTAGCTACGCTTACAGTGGCTTCCAACTCTTTCAACTTAGCTGTTCGCTCGTCTTCTAACGCTTTTCTCGCTTCACCGAGTTCGCGACCCTTTTTAGAAAGACTCTGTTCGGTAGAGTAACCTTTTATAAGATCACTAAAGGGTACTTCAACTTCTTCTCCATCAATCTTGAGAGAAATCTTTGCATCCAAGTCAAGATCTTCCATAGTGTAGACGTCAGGCTCTTGGGTAGCGGGTTCTTCACCGGCATCCTCACCTTCATCTTCCTTTAGACTATCTTCAACTTCCTCTTCTTCATCTTCACTAACGACTTCCTCAGGGATTGGGTCTTCTTCCTGCCCTGATTCCACCGGGTCCTCTTCACTCGTCTCCCCTTCGGGTAGCGGGATACCTTCCTCCTCCATTAAGGGGGAGTTACGCATCACAGCATCCAGGAGCTCTTGTTCTGATGGACCTGAGTTTGACATGTCATCCATTTGGGTAGAGGTGTCTGTGCTCATCTATTTCATGCCTCCTTCTTTTTAGTAGGCTTAGCTGGAGCTTTTTCAAGTCTATCCAGCAAATTATATAAAGCGTAGAGAGGCTGGCAGTTTAACTTCGCCTTGCCCGGACTACGCATTGAGTCGTACTCGAGTAGATTAATCATGTCTTTAAAATTCTGTTCGAGTTGCGCTCTATCAATCTTGTGCATCCTCAATGTCCTCTGATATGTGGGCCATGTTGCGCCCGTAAGTTTCGTATCCGATAAGTTTAGTTTTTACATCTCCCAAAGCGAGAGCAGCGTTGTAAATAAACTCCCTCGTCTTCGTCTCATGCGGTTCTGTTTTTAACCAGGTAATGAAGTAGTCGACTAGCAACTCTCCATACGCATTTGTAAAGAATGCTTCACGCTCGCGGGAGGAGAACTCTGCGTTAACCAGAGCCTCCTTCGCTAACTCATCAGGATGTACTTTCTGTGTCAGCCTCTTCTCAGCTGCCTTTTTATACTTATCCATTATTGTCCTTCATTTGGGGGATTAATAATTGTTTTTGCCATTTGTATAATTTGATTGAAGTCTGGACGTACCGGTTTTTCCATACCCTCTTTAGCGGCTTTGATTTCCAAATCAGCCCACTCTTGGAAGTGTCTATCAATGGCTACGGCAAGCTGTTTAGCATTATCATCCATAGTATTTTTAGACTGTGCATTAGTAAATGAAACATTCGCCTCTGCTAAAGCAGCATCTGATTTGAGCTTAGCAGTTTCCATTTGTTGACGTTCCATACTACTCTTAGTTTGCTCTTCAACAGATTTAGCTGCTTTCTCCTTAAACTCATCCGTGGTGTAGTCTTCTAAGAAATCATTGCTATCTAACCCCATAGCTTCTACAAGTTTAGTAGCAAGTATTGCGGGGGCTTGAGGCTTAACTACCATGCCAGCTCCCTGCTCGTTTAAAGCAGGTAGAATCTCAGAGCCAACCTTAGTTAACTTCTGTATTTGATTAGCATTTGAGTTTTCACCGAGGTCTAAGAAAATTGTGCACTCCATTTCATGGGGCAGCTCTTGCGGGTCTACTTCCAAGTAAACTCCCTCATACCTCATCTTAATCTTAGTGTTCACACACTCACGCATCGTTTGGTATACACCTTTACATAAGCGCTTTAACCCAGTCTCTGCGAAACGTCTAGCAATATGTTGGATCCGTTTTTGTGAAGCACTCTGTATTGCTGATAGTTTAGCCTCACTATTACCTGAGACATATAACTCATCCTGCAATCCTTGAGCCGCTTTACTCATCCCCGTAGCTTGCTCTTTAAGAAGTTGGAGATGCTCTAAGAGGGGAACTGTACCAGTTGATATTGTTTCTGGAGGTAGTGGGGATACCGCTGCTTGAGGATTCCCATTCGTTGGAATAATCTGCTTAGGCTTCATATTCTGCAACGCAGAGAAATCAACAACGTTTGGATCTGCCAACTTAGGTGCGTAATTAGTTAGATATGTATTTTCTACGAAACCACGTAATATAGCGGTTGAGGCAAGAGTGGAGGAACGTGTAAAGTCCGCCATACTTAAACCATAGAACTCGAAAGGAATATCGATAGGGGAGAGACAAGCTAATGGTACCATATCCACATCAGACTCATCTA